CTAATACCAGCGGTTATACTTGATATACAAAAATGAGACGATAATAAGCCACAAAAAGGTCAGTATCCCAAAATAATCAGGTATAAATCTCGCGAAGATATATGCCCCTGCCACAATAAGGGCCAAAGGGATTAAATAGATATATGACTGTAAAAACCATAAAATTGCCTGCTTCATTTTTTTAATAACTCATATAAAGCTTTACCGATCATGATAGTCCCTCTACTTCATACCCGCCTGGCGATAGTCAGGTGGAGGACTAACTTACCTGATATTTCAGCATACTTGTAAGCCTTATAAGAGCATTGTGTTGTATGTACCCTTCCTGAGGACTGTACTGGCCGTTACCACAATGACTGGCGTGGGCTAACGCGCTAAAGTCCCGGCCCCTGGTCAATGAGGAAAAGTCTTTGCGCTTGTGTGGGGCGTCATCGCGCAGAAAAACGTCACATGTGAAGCTGATTTTGGGGCCAGGTAACAGATTTGACCATCAATTGCAGACTCTTCGCCATTTCAGGTCATAGTGAAGAGGTGATTATTAGATGGTTAATTTAAGGATACGAATATGCCAACAGTAATTGAGAAAGCATTGGACTTTATTGGCGGTATGAACACATCAGCCTCAACACCACATTCCATGGATGAGAGTACAGTGAAGGGGATGTTTAAGTATCTGAAAGAGCTTGGTGTTCCAGCTCACGCCGAGGAGATTATCGCGCGAGGGGAGCGGGAAGGGTGGCACCCGGAGTTCACAAAAAAAGTGGCGGGATGGGCGGATAAAATCGAGTCCGCTGACCGCGTGGTGATTAAAAACCCTGAATACTTTACTTCGTATATGAAGGAAGAGCTGCGCGCGCGGGTGAACGTCGAGTTTGACCCGGCAAGTTAAGCGCATCTCAGTTCGCTTCTCACATGGATTTTAATACGGCAAAGGGCCTCTGTTTTCACTTAGGCCCTTGAATTTGGTGGCCCCTGCTGGTGTAAGTATCCGCATAATCGTGCCATTCACATTTAGAGATCTTCCGGCATACTCAATCTGCCAACGAAGGAGCATTTTAGCTGTAATAAATGCGGTGCTAATACCAGCGATTATATTTGATATAAAAATAAGAGACGATAATAAACCATAAAAAAGTAAGTATCCCTGAATAGCTAGGAATGAATTGAATAAACAAAAAAGCCCCAGCAAGAATGAGTGCGATGGGTACTAAGTGAGAGTGGGCTCCCCACAAGAATAATAATAATTTCTTCATCTTTTCAATATTTCATATAAAGCGTCGCCAATGACTTCCTCGTTGTTCCTTCCAGACTCTACTTCATAGATTATTTTAGACATTTGAAGTTCAATAAGAAAGTATAGCATTTCCAGCTTTTCTCGATAAAGTAATTGGTAATATTCTACATCCTGAAATTTCAGTTTATTTGCTGCTAATGCGGCTATCTGAGCTTTAGCATACAATGCCGTGGCTTTCACAAACCAAGTGGACATTTCATTTACTTTCTTAATATAAGATTCCTGAAAATCAGTGCTACTTACAATCAATTTAGCAATTGTCAGAGAAAGAGCTAGTTTGCTTGAACGATCAGCAGCTTCATATGCTTTCTCTCCGATTTTCTGCTTTATATAGGACACCAGCGTATTACTTTTCTCATCTCCCAGACGCTTGAATGTTTTTTGGAAATAGAGTTGAACCATATCAAGAACGACATCATTTCTTTTGTATATTTCTAACAAAGATAAATACAAGCGTTTATCTTCACTCCATTGCTCATGGCACGTACTCCCGTAGTACTCGTCAGGCACTAAGCAGGAGCCATAGTTAATAAGCCGTTGACTGCCAAGTTTAACGTTTGCGACGGTCTCCATATGACTGGCATGGATCTCCCGTAACGATTTAGTTAAAGCAATCGCCATCCTTCTATCTGACGGAGTTTCCAATTTAAGATAGTTTTCTGCCATTTCCATTTCCATTTCCATTTGCATTGTTGTAACATTAATATTTAATGATTGATCATAGTCGCTAACATGGGCAACGTTACGAATGAAAAAAAATCGAAAAATTCTTATTTATATTTTAGCGGCAATTATTTCTTTTCTAATAATTCCTGAGGTCATCTTAAGGAAGGTTCCGAATGACATACTTGCCAGACTTAGCGATTTTACAAGTTTGGATGGTTTATTCAGTCCATTCCTCTCGGCGATGATTTTCATTGGTCTGTCATCCATCTTTATCGGAATTATTGGCGTGTATGTCGTTGGAAAAGTTTATTGTGCTTTAACTCAGGTTAAGCATGAGTGAAACAGTCAGTTGATAATCGATCACAATATACGGGCCAGGCAGGGAACGCTATGAAAAAACATGGAAACGCGGTAATTAGTTTTTTGGTCGTGATTATTTTCTTTCTAACTATCCCGGAAATAGTGATACGTGTAATGACGCCTAAGCAATTCGCACGGCTGAGCGATTTCACAAGCCTCGGTGGGCTTTTCAGTCATACTCTCTCGGTGCTGATTTTTCTTGGATTGATGTCTGCGTTGCTCGGTGTGCTTACCGTTTTCTTAATAACAAAAATTTACCGGCGTTTATCCCTATCCAGCCGTTAATCAATACCTAATAATCTTGCTTCCACTTCATTCCATACCCCCGCGGGCTGACGGACCGTGCATATTGGCACTGAAAAGACCAATGCCCTGACCATGTTACTGGAGACTATCGACCTGCTAGCGGAGCTGGCCAGTCAGTGTGCCAGCCATACACACCCCGGAACGGGCGCGCCTGTTCAGTCTGGCGCGTTCACACAGACGGCGACAAAAGCAGGAACAACCAGGGGAAAATACGCCACTATCATTGCCTGAATGAAATCATCTTAGCCCGCCAGTGTGCGGGCTTTTTTATGCCCCTTCGTCAGTCGCGCTGCAACGCGCTGTGAGCGCATCTCCCGACAGAACATCCGCGAGTAATACCCCGAAACGATCAAACGCATCCCGGCAGGCTGGCGCAGCCATACCCCAACAAAATAAAGGCGCCGTAGACAAAAACGGCGCTACACCGCACCCGCCCGCGGGTTTTGGATCGCATAATTTTTTCAGTTTTATTTTTCTTCAAACCAGACCGCTAGGGCGCGCCAGGGCTGGCGGCTTGCTGGAGTTCACAAACTGAAAAGATTGAAAAAGATTTCAGTATTTTCCAGTTTTGAGGATCGAAAGAGTAACTCTGTAACTTCATAACTATAAGATTAATAACGATAAATATTATTTTATGCGAGTTGGATGGATCGCTTGTTGTGATTAAAATAAGAACGATTGTTTTGCTACAATCTTCCTCCGCAAGGCTCAAATAGGAGGTGGGAAAAGTTTGTTACTGAAAAAATGAAATTGCTCACCTGCCTATTTCACACCCATCTTCCTTAAAAAGGTATGGATTCATCATAGTCATCGCTTTCTATTTTTTTTATGGAAAATAAGCGTTCACTTCTGAAAGGTTTATCATACAGCTCTTTAAATTTTTCTTCATATCTTTCCTTGAACCTGAATGCATACATATTCGGTGTAAACTCATTTAGTATGAAGCACTTTTCAATGTCTTTTTTATAAAAAGAAAAATTAAAGTCATCTAATTCAGCCTTAAGCTTAACGTTCGACATTGCATTAATGATCTTCGTTGAAGTTTCTAAGTCAAAATTAAGGAAGTGTTCAGTGTTTGTTTTTATTTCTTCATTCCATTTTTCATCAGCGAATAATCTAATTGCTTGATTAAGTTGATAGACCTTTTCATCGTTGCTAATATATGTCAGTGCTTCTATCCACCCTGATTCCTCGAGGAGTTTTACATCCTCATTTTCACTGGCATAACTGCGAGTAGAGAATGTTATCAAGCTTCTAATAATTTCAATTTTATTTTTGCTTAGATGATAGTAGGCTGTATGAAATTTAGTTGAGATTTCTTCATTGCGAATATTAGCATCTTCAATTTCTTTCAACTGGCATTGAGTTTTTCTCTTTCTATAAACAAAGTACCCATAAATTTCTAAAATAAGGAAATCTATTATGCTGAAAATCACAATTCCTAATGAAATGCCAATTATGAGGGAGATTGATAAAATATAAATCTCATAATTTTGTGCAATAGGTTTTAATACTGGGCTCAACCAGAGATGTAATAGAGGTAACAAAAGACACAAAGAAATAATGCCCCCAAAAATCATAAAAAGAGTCGTACAGGCTCTTCGAGGGGTATATAAGGTTGAAACGAAGTTGATAAATTGATCTAAATAATTCACATATTTTCTATATTTGTCAGGTAATGTCTTTCGAGGGATTGTCATGCATGTTGTCTAGTTTATTCAAGGAAATTTTACTTTGATGGCTAATTGTCGCTTACGCATATTGTATGCTTTGAAAAGAATGCGACTGCGTACTGTTACTTTGTATCCGCATAGCGTGCTGTAAATTAACAAAAATGCCACTATGATCATATACATAACAATTGAGAAGATCCCTGGATCTGTTGATTTAAACATCTCAACCAGCGTTAAGTTCAATCTATGGTTCATAAGTAATGCTTCCGATTTCTCCTGCAAATACAGTGTTAAAAGGATACATAATATATTTGCAACTACCCAGACAAAAGTCACTTTTAAGGCTCTGAATGAATAGAGTGATAAAAATGCAGGATCTGCTAGAAGAAAATGCGCTTGCCTATATAGAAGGCGCGAATTGGCAGTTTTTCGCTTCTTAACTTTTGTAGAGAAGAGGCTAAAGAGTCTCAGCAACCAATCTTTGATGAATGCCCCTAATATTGACAAGAGAGCAGCGCCAAGCAGTGCTATAAGAGAATCCAGGGGGCTATGAATCAGTGAGTAAAATTTTTCCATGATAGCTTCAATCCTGCTAGGGACAGTTTTGGAAGAATGCTTTACGAGCATTTTTCAGCCTAAAAATTAGGCAAGAATCAACCTGAGTGCTCGACAGGTTTAAAGATAGGGGGACAAAAAAGGAACATCAGCCAAGGTAAGTTTGACAACCACCTCTATTTAAAATGTCTATGCTTATGATTTTAAAGACAAAAAGTGGTGGCCCCTGCTGGGTTTGAACCAGCGACCAAGCGATTATGAGAATGGATTTCCCCCTCTAACTGTTTATACTTATTCATATAAAATCAATAATTTACCAAAATCATTGACACTGTATAAATAACCAGAAATACTCTGTTTTACCCACTTATAAGACCCCCATGGCACCCCCATACGGGAGTTTGCGACCAAGCGATCTTTTTTGCGCAACAAAATGACCGATAAAACATTCAGGTTTACCAAAGCGAAAATTGAAGCCCTGCCAGCCGCGACTAAAGGCAGTCGTGCTGAGTACAGAGATAGCGATGTCTCTGGGCTTCTGCTGCGTGTCACTGCTGGTGGGGTGAAGACATTCAGTGTGTCGCGCAAAAGGCAAGGAGAGCACTTCCGGGTGACGCTTGGCCGCTTCCCGGATCTTTCTGTCGATAGTGCGCGTGAAATGGCTATTGCTGCCCTGGCTGAAATAGCTAAATCGAATGCGAACCCGAACGATAAGCGGCGGCAAGAGCAGAAAAAGCAGATCACCCTGCTTATGGCCTTTGATGAGCGTCTTCGTGTCAGGGGGTACCGGGTGAAAGAAACCACAGCAGAACAGTACCGGTCATTGCTGACTAACTATTCCGGTGACTGGCTGAATCAACCGATTATGAATATCACGCGAGAGCGCGTAGAACGCCGCCACAGGGCCATTACTGATGGTACGGCATGGTTTGGTAAGGATAAGAGCCTTTATCGCGCTGGCGTTGGCACAGGCAGCAGGGCACAGGCTGATTCATGGGGGCGGGCACTTCGGGCCGTATGCCGTTTTGCCTGGGACCATTACCGGGACGAAGAAGGGCATAGCCTGTTACCTGAACCGCCAACGATGGTACTCAGTACAAAACGTCAATGGCATGGATTGGTTCGAAAAACAGAGCGTGTCAGAAATAACGATCTTGGCAGGTGGTTTAGCGCTATCGAGAAGGTGAGACAGCAAGCGGAAGAAGCGAGAGACGATTTTGCCCATTCCGTATGCGATGCCGTGTATCTGGCTATGTTCACTGGCCTGCGTAAATCTGAAATTACCGAGTTAACCTGGGAAAGGGTGAATCTTGGCGGTCGCTATTTCTGGATAGACGAGACAAAAAACGGCGATCCCCTCGAATTACCGATCACCGATTCAATTCTGAGGCTCTTCCGGCGTCGATTGAGTATCAGAAAGGATGGCGAGCAACTGGTGTTCCCTGGTCGCTCTGGTGGTGTCATTGGTGAGCCTCGCAAGGTGATTAAGCGTATCGTGGCTGCAACGGTGCCGGAGCCAAATCCCGATAATCTCCCGCTGGTGGAGTTTAAATTTCATGATGCCCGCCGGACATATGGATCAGCGGCAGCGCTGGCAGGTCTTGACCAGTACATCATTAAGCGCCTGATGAACCACAGAACGGCAAGAAGTGCTGATGTGACGCAAGGTTATTTGCACTTCGGTGCAGACGAGCTACAGGAATCAGCCGAAAAGGTAGAGCGCTTTCTCTTGGAAAAGGCGGGGTTGGTGGAAAGCCGTAAGGCTCTGGATTCCCAACTTCATCAGGTGTTGGAGGGTTTGAATGATGAAGATAAGCGGAGACTTTTATTTGAACTGTTAAATTCTGGTCATATTGGAGATATAAATGTCAGGAATTAGGGCTGAGTTTTCTATTGGTGAAGAGGATTTTAAAGATCTTGACGCTTTGGTTGACCGAATCAGAAGCGGTGTGTCTTCTTTATTCAAGCAGCGAAGCATATGTGAAATGCTGGGGATTGAATTTTCAAACTTAGATGATGTTGGAAAAGTAGAGCTTGTGAATAATATTAATGATATGAAGTTCGGCTCTCAATTCGAAAATGAAACTGTGCATCCAGGCGACCCCGTTTTATTACAAACAGAAGAATCTAGTGAATTAATTAAAGCTGCATGCATATTTGAGGTGCTAGGGTTCGAACAACTAGCTACAAACATGCGTCGCTTTTATGCTGAAATGTTAATTGAAACAATGATGAAAGAGGTTAGGCTTGAGGCAAGTGCAAAGAAGATAATAAGTGCAGATAGAAGTAAAGCGAAAAAGGGGAAAACTAATAGACATCAATCATCCGCACTGTTGATTGCCTCAAATACATGGAATAAATATCCAAATGCTAGTCTCGCTGGATTGTCGCAGGAAATATATTCATATCTCCGAGCTAAATGGAATGATGTTCCTGTTGTTGGCACAATCGAAAAATGGCTTAAAGAATCTGGTTTAAATCCTGATGTAAAGCCAAAAAATAGGATGTTCAAAATAGTTATTTCAGAGGGGGAGTAAATCTCGATTTACCCCCTTTTTACTCGATGTCAACACAGTGAACTAGTTATGCCATTGGGTAACTAGTTACGCTGTCTGTCGAAATATAAACGGCAATAATAAAGTAACTCCGTGATTAACTGATAATACACGGTGATACTTATGAATTTCTCTAACGTCAGTCATAAAGAAAAATATACTCGCAGCGAGGCTGCTGCTGAACTTGGTGTAACCACTCAAACCCTAGCTAATTGGGCTCATACTGGTCGGGTAAAGATTCCATTCCATAAAGTTGGCCGCAAGGTCATTTACCTCAAGTCTGATCTTGATAGTTTTCTGGCATCTACTCGTCGTACTCAGACGGCGTAAGGGTGGGGTATGTCAGATAAAACAAAGGCGGCCTCGCATGGCCGCCAGTGCATTACAACGAAACATGATCAGCATACCAGGCCTTGTGCTGGTGGTCAAAGGATGAGCGTTCCTGTGATGTCAGGTGCGAGTATCTTTAAGCGATGCGCAAATATTAAGCATCACTCTTTAGCGGCTTCCTTGGCTTGTTTACGCTGGCGGCGTTTGATCTCACCTTTTACCGCCGTGACAATGAATTGTGCTTTTGTCTCTCCATCTTCAAGATTGCTTTCTAAGTCTGCGACAACATCATGTGGAAAGCGAGCATTAAGCTGCTGTGATTTATTGTTAGTTGAACCCGTTGCCATTCCTGAATCTCCTTGTGCTAGGTGCGATTCAGTATACGCAAAAAAAATGACAATAAAAGACTTGAAGTGCGATTCACTTGAATGTAGCTTTAAAAGCAAAGGTGCGATTCACCTTGTAAGTGCGAAACCCGGCAGTGTACCACCACTAACCGGGTTTCTGACCAAACCGTTAAGTGAGGTAACAGTTATGGCTGACAATCAGTCTATCCAAACTCGCCCTGAATTTACATGGCTATTCCTTGCCACTCCTAAGCACTACCCGGAGTGCTCCCCTATCGTCTTGCGTTTTGATGCTGACACCGAAGATGCCGCCCGTGATGCATTTCCCGGCTGGAACTTGGTCTTTGCCGCCAAAATCCGCGCTCATGCTCCTTGCCGTGTTGTGTTCTTCGATTACAACTCCCGTCGTGGATGGGAGTTCGACAGTGCTGTCCATCAGGAGGTGCGTCATGGCTAAGTACGCAATCCGGTACATCGGGGACAACAAAACCATTGAACATCATGAAGAGGCTTTACGTATCGCAGCATTAAGCGCAGCACAGGCGAAATTCATTTCTACGCTGCTGGTGTGTTATCCGAATCAGATAGAAAACGAAGAAATATCCGCGCTGGGACAACTATTTGAGAGCCTGGCCTACAACGTCGATGAGTTTCTTAAAGCCGAACGTGAGCGTTTTGATAGAAATAGTGAGGTGTGCCCATGATCAGCAACGTCAAATTCAACGAACTGGAAAAACGCTTCGATCTGCTGGTGGATAAAGTCACTGTACTGGAAGAGAAGGTCAGAGTGCTCACAGATAGCCAGGGTGGAGAAATACCTCCGGGTATGACTCCTGTCGCAACGCTGGCGGCTGAGTATGGCATTTCTACCAAGAAGGCCGAGGAACTGGCGAAAAACACAGGTGTGATGCTGGTGAAATTGAAATCCGGTGGTTTTGTTGCCCCTGACGAGAAATTCAGGGAAGCGGCCCGACTTGTTCTCCGCAGCGCCAAGCGTAAATACGGTTCGGCGTACTGGTTCCATCCCTTGCTCGGTAAGTTCCAGATGAGCGGAGGCATTCCTAAATGACAGTACAATTGACAGCAGTAGAGACAGTATCGGATGCCCTGTTTACGTGCTCTTATCTCTGGGCACATGGTAAGCACTACAGCCGCACCGATCTGGAAAAGGCAATCCACCAGCATAAAGACCCGACCACGCGCTATGGCAAACTGGCGGTACGCTTAAAACAGATTGTTGAAATGCCCTATGAGGCTCTGTGCGATGCCGGTTATCTCGACACTGATCGCAAACAGATGATTATTGCCCGCCGTTCTGTGCTGGTGGATGAAATAGGCGAAGAGGAAATGAATCTCTGGCTGTCCGACACGCAGCGCATACAGCGAGCATTCCCGGATGCCACCATTGATAAAAAGCGCTCAAAGCTACCACTTACACGCGGCTCCGAGGGCTATAACGTCCGCCAGGACTATGTGATTAAGCATATGCTCCCGGCACAGTCACTGTGCAGCATATACGGCCCCAGTGGTTCGTATAAAAGCTTCCTGGCTGTTTCATGGGCCTGCCATATTGCTGCTGGTGCTTCATGGTCAGGTAAGAAGGTTGAGCGCGGCGCTGTGCTGTATGTGGTTGGTGAGGGAGGTGTAGGCGTTCCCCGCCGTATTAAAGCGTGGGAGCAGGTACATGGCCAGCAGGTTGATAACCTCTGGCTGGTTAACCGTCCCGTCTTCCCTGTGCGTGAATCCGAGGTATCAGAAGTCATTCTGGCAGCCAGGCAGATCACAGCGGAATGCGCTATGCCTGTGCGGCTGGTAGTGATCGACACGCTGGCGCGTTGCTTTGGCGGTAATGATGAAAACGATGCTCGTGACATGGGGGCGTTTATCGAAGGCTGTGACGTTATCAAGCAGAAAACGGGCGCAACAGTGCTGGTGGTTCATCACTCCGGCAAGGATGAGGCAAAGGGGGCGCGTGGTTCCAGTTCGTTCCGGGCGGCGCTTGATGCTGAGTTCAATGTGAAGCGAGAAGGAGAAGGACAGGCGCTGATCCTGTCATGCACCAAGATGAAGGATGCTGAGGAGCCAGAACGTAAAGCCTATGACCTTCGTACCGCCGAACTGTACACGGATGAAGACGGGGAAATGGTGTGCTCGCTGGTGGTTCGTGATGTGCCTCGTGAGGCTAAAGAGGTTGATCCTGAACTGGCCGGGGTGGAGAAACTCACCGATAACCACATGGCGCTGTGGCAGGCAATCAGAAGCCGGATAGCGCGGGGGGAGCCATGTAACAGGGCGGTCATTCGTGACGATCTGAAAGCCACTGGCATTAATACCAAGCATTACGCTCGCTGGCTGCAGAAACTGATTGATGATGGCCGGGTTATTCAGGACGGCGATGTGCTGACCGTGAAATCCCTGAGAGAAGTGGGTAACTAAGTGGAGCGCTGGTGGGGGAGGTGGGGAGTGATACCCCTAATTCCCCACTTTGCGCCCATATACACGGACCAAGTGGGGAAAACTGCTTAAACCCTTGCCATTACTGGCTTTGAGAGGAGGTTACTAAAATACGGGTGGGGAGCAAGTGGGGGAGGGTGTAAAGTGGGTAACAAGTGGGAAAATAATAAACGTCATACTGAATTGGTGGAGATATATCATGAAGGGTGTTCGTAAATTTTTATCTGAGTTTTCGGTCATTATAACTTCTAAAGGCTGGTTGATGTTTACTCCTGAGCAATTGCATTCGCAAGGAGTAATGAGGCAAGAACATCGGGAAATAGCTGATAACAGCCATATTTATATGGTATGTAAAAGTCTGAAAGCTTTTTGCGCACCAGAAAACCCGTGCCTTGATGATGGAATGGTTTCTGGATATATAATAAGTAAAGAGAAGGGAAAGGAAGTTAAATATAGTTATAAATTTCCATTTGAATTTATTGAGGATGAGGTTCGATTAGTTGTTTCTGATTATCCTCATAATCAAATTCAAACTTTAAATGAAAATGATGATGTCATTCGTTTTTGGCCTAGCACTCAGCTAGCACTATTTACTATGGAGAAGGTTTTTTATTCTTACGATGTGCTGTATGTCGGTCAAGCCTATGCTGATGGCAAAAGAACAGCTATAGACAGATTAAAGAGTCATTCTACATTACAAAAAATATTAGCAGATTCTACATACCATCATCCTGATGACCAGATAATCATTTTTATCTTTGAGTATGATGATTACTATCTTGGTGCTATTTTCAACGGATTGGATAAAGGTAGTATTAGAGGTGATGAAGATGAAGCAAGATTTTTAAGCGTAAGGGAAAACATATTATCTGTAAAGCAGATAATATGTTTGGCAGAGGCTGGTTTGATAAGATATTTTCAGCCAAAATATAATGAGGTATATAAAAATAGTTTCCCGGCGGCTGATCAAAAAATTCTTGATGAATGCTTAGAACTCGACTTTTCGGGTGTCTCTGTTGAGGTTGATACATCTGCCTTGGGGATTAATCTCTTTTCCTCACTGGTAACTCCTAAAGAACATCATCTTGCTATGTTTAATCTCACGGATGAAGCTGTTCGCCTTGGATTTTTCACAATGAGCGATGGAGTCAACGAACCATTTACCATGCACGGAGTTTTCCCTCTAACGAAATAACAATTGAGAATTGGGAATAATTCAATGTGTTAACCTTTTTTTCTGATTAAAATCATTTTACTTACCACTTTTAGTGATCAATGATGTGACTTGTACCATTAATCACGATAAAGGTAAGAAGATGGCTGATAAGAACAAATCGACGCACGATAAGGGCGGTACCGTCCATATCGACGCCGATACCATGAAGAAAATCGAGGAGTACCAGGCGTTCATTAAAAAGAATCACCCTGAAATGCCTGTCCCCACTAAAGGCCAGATTGTGCGCAGCAGTGTGAACTACTGGCATCACCACACGCTGGGGGCATGGGTATGACAAGCTGGTACAACATCAAAGCTGCCAGCGATGGCGCAAGTGCAACCATTCAGATTTACGAAGAGATAGGTGGCTGGGGGATTACGGCACAGCAGTTCTCCGAAGACCTGAAAGCCCTGGGCGATATTTCTCATATCAATCTGAACATTCATTCACCCGGTGGCGATGTCTTTGACGGCATCGCTATTTACAACCTTCTGAATAAACACCCGGCAAAAATCACGGTGCATATCGATGGTCTGGCCGCCTCTATGGCGTCAGTCATTGCGATGGCTGGTGATCGTATCGTCATGCCTGAGAACGCGCTCATGATGATTCACAAGCCGTGGGGTATTTCTGGCGGAAACGCCAACGACATGCGCGACTATGCCGAGCTGCTGGACAAGGTGGAAAACGTCCTGATCCCCGCTTATGCACGTAAAACAGGTAAGTCTGCTGAGGTGCTGGCGTCCCTGCTGGAGGAGGAAACCTGGATGGATGGCCGCGAATGTGTAGCGCAGGGATTTGCAGATGAGTTACTGCCGGCTGTCAGTGCGATGGCCCGAATCGAATCAAAACGAATTGAGGATTTTGAACATATGCCCGACAACATCAAAGGGATGATCACCCATCCTAAATGCTCTACTGGTTCCATTGTGCCGGAACAGAACCGCATCAACGGTATTAAAGATTTGTTTGCTATGTTTGGTGGCAAGCATGATGCGCTGAAAATGCAGTGCCTGGAAGATGCCGACTGTACACCGGACAAAGCAAAAGACCTGCTGCTGGCCGAAATGGGGCGCACTGCCACACCATCTAACAAAAACGCTTTTTCCCATGTTTATGCGGGCAACGGTAACATCGTTGGCGACGGCATTAGACAGGGGCTTAATGCCCGTCTGGGGCATGAACGCGCGGAGCGTGGAAACCCCTATGCAATGATGAGTCTGTTTGAAATGGCTCAGGCTTCGCTGGTGGATCGTGGCATCAGCATCAGCGGATTTGGCAACCGCTCGCAGATTGTGAATCTGGCCTTTACGCACAGTACCAGCGACTTTTCCCATATCCTTGCTGGTGGCGCTGAAAAGTCTGTACTCACAGGCTGGCAGAACAGTGGTGAGACTTTCCAGCAGTGGACTAAAACAGGCTCCCTGTCTAACTTCCATGAAGCAAAACGTGTGGGCCTGAATGGTTTCTCTGAACTGGAAAAGGTGCCAGAGGGGGCTGAATACAAATACGTCACTACCAGTGACAACGGCGTCCCTATCGCGCTGGCGACGTATGGCAATATTTTCTCTGTTACCCGTCAGGCCATCATCAATGACGACCTGAGTCAGCTTTCCACCATTCCCCAGGCTATGGGACGAGCAGCAGCGCGAACGGTCGGTAATCTTGTCTATCTGCAACTCACTGCAAACGCCAGCTTCACCGATGGTAAGGCGCTGTTCCATGCGGACCACAACAACCTCATTTCAAAGGGGATGGATACGGACGGACTGAACGAGGCCCGCAAGACTATGCGCCTGCAGGAGGATGCGAACGGTGATCCGATTAATGTCATCCCGGCCTATATCCTCGTGCCTGCCGCGCTGGAAGGTGCAGCAAATCGTGCTGTGCTCTCTTCCTCTTCTTTGTTCCCTGTGGATCAGAACGGCACATTGAACCAGAACCCCGGCATCATCAACATGGTGAAGGATATGGCTCAGGTTATTGTTGAACCACGTCTGGATAAGGCCAATAACAAACAGTGGTATGTAGCCGCCGCGCAGGGCACTGACACCATCGAGGTGGCTTATCTCGATGGTATGGATACGCCATATCTGGAGCAGATGGACGGCTTCACGGTCGATGGTGTGGCCTGGAAGGTGCGCATTGATGCGGGTGTGGCCGCTTTGGACTATCGCGGGCTGGTCAAATCGAATGGCGCGGCGTGACAGGAAAAAGGGCGGCTTCGGTCGCCTTTGCTCATTTGAGAATAGCTCTCATTTGAAAAGGTACTCCTGGACATACGACCCGCCACGGGTCGGCGGCATCGCGGGAAACGGCTGGTTTTCTATATTCGTGGTCATCATCATCATCCGGCAACCTGCTGATTTAAAAGGGCGCGAAATTACAAAAAGTGGCAAAGATGATGGTTTGTATGTTTTTTGTTCGACATCATTGGCATTCAATCATGAAGAAAAAGCAGTGGGTTCTAACGATAAGTGATGTGGCTGAGGTCACTGGATTACATCGTCAAACAGTTGCGAAACACCTGGCGGGCACGCCTCCACTATCCGGTAGCACCTCAAGAAGAAAGTTATTCGATTTAAAAACAGTTCTGAACGTCATCTACAGCAGGAGCAAAAAATCATGCCCACAATGAACCAGGAAGTAATGACAACGATTCGCCTTGGGGGCCAACTGGGTAAGCTTTTTGGCAAGCTCCATCACCGGCTTATCCGAACAACAGGGGAGGCCGGAAGAGCCCTTGCCGCAACTATTCCAGGCTTTGAAGCTTACATGCGCTCAAGTCGTGCGCGCGGGCTAACATATGCCGTATTCCGTGGGAAAGACAACATTGGAAAAGATGATCTTGATTACCCAAACGCGGGACGTGAAATCCGAATTGTGCCTGTAGTTATTGGCAGTAAACGGGGAGGACTACTCCAGACCATCCTCGGTGCTGTTTTAGTCGTCGTTGGAGCATTGACATATGCTTACGGCGGCGCAGCCTTAGTAGCTGGTGGTGCCGGAATGATGGCTGGGGGAATTGTCCAGATGCTTTCCCCGCAGGCTGCGGGATTAGCCAGTAAACAGGACGCCGATAATAAACCCTCCTATGCATTTGGTAGCCCTGTAAACACAACAGCTCAGGGGCTCCCTGTACCGCTTTGCTATGGTAAACGCCGTATCGGGGGGGCAATTATTTCTGCTGGTATCTATGTGGAGGATCAGCAGTGATAAAGACCCCTCAGTTATGGCCGGAAGGTGAGACTTTCATTCGTGAGGTGCTGATACCAACAAAATATGAGCCTTTACCCGTTTTGGTGACTTACATCGTGCCTCCATTCGATGCTGTAGTGGCGACGTGGCAGAACACAGACCCGGAAAAGGCGTACTCACTATTTCGGCAATTCATCGTTGACTGGGATCAGCAGGACAAGCTCACTGATGACATTCTGATATCTTTTTTGGTGACGTTTCCCGGCACAGACAAAGCAATTTTTAATGGTTGGGCCGAGCATATGAAAGAACGGCTTGCTGTAAGCCTGGCTGTATTTGCTCAGGGTACAAACTCCATCAACTGAGGTGAGTATGCTTGATCGGAATAACCTCGAAGAAACAATAAAGGAAATGGCCCGTCAGCAGGGCCATGAACTGAACGGACAGGATAAGCTCATCATCCGTACCCGTCTTAACAGCGCTCTGTCTGCTAAAGAAAGGTGCCGCCAGCGAATGACCGCACCTGAATATCACTGGCGCAAACCATCACCCCGGCGATAA